GTTCTTGGAATTAAGAACGCAGACAAGCTAGTCGCTCTCCCCGAGGATCAGAAGCCCGTAGACCCGGTGACTGAGAACATGAACGTTCTCAAGGGTAAACCTCTGAAAGCGTTCGTGCACCAAGACCACGAGTCACACATCCGAGTGCACACCGCTGCAATGCAGGATCCCATCATCATGCAGCTTGTAGGACAAAACCCACAGGCCCAGGCCATGATGGGGGCCATGCAGGCACATATTGCCGAGCACGTTGGCTATGCCTACCGTCAGAAGATCGAGCAGCAACTCGGCATGTCTCTGCCACCCGAGGACGAACCCCTGCCGCCAGAAGTGGAGACGGCCCTCAGCACCATGATGGCCCAGGCCGCACAGCAGGTTCTGCAAAACAGTCAAGCAATGGCCGCCCAGCAGCAAGCGCAGCAGCAAGCGCAAGATCCCGTCATTCAGATGCAGCAGAAAGAATTGCAGCTTCGTGCCAAGGAGTTGGATCTTAAAGAGAAGAAATTGACTCTCGATGCCGCAGCGCAGGCCGACAAGATTGATATTGAGCGTGAAAGAATGGAGAACACCTCCGAGCTGGCACTGCTCAAAGCATCTAAAGATAACGAGCACAAGCAAGCAATGCTCCGAGCACAACAACAGCGCGAAGGTGTCCGGATGGGTATTGACATCGCTAAGAGCAAAGAACAGGCTGAAATTGCGCGACAATCGGCAGCAAGACAAAATAAATCGAGCGGCTAATGATTAAAGACTTCGCCCGCGTATTGCGCGAAAAAATACGCAACGATATGAATAACTACGCCGATGACCTCGCAGGTGGGGGTTGTCGGTCGTTTGAGGAGTACCAAAAGCTCTGCGGCGTGATTCACGGCCTAGCGACCGCAGAGGCACACCTACTGGCCCTGCTAGAGAAAGTCGAGCAATCAGATGAGTGAAATCATTCTGCCTCCAGGCATCAGCCTGCCCCCCACCATTCAGCCTATTGATAAACCTGAGAATGCTCCACAGGAACAAAAGGCTACACAGGTGCCCCAGCCTACTGGCTACAAGCTTTTGTGCGTCGTGCCGGACGTTTCTGATAAGTTTGAGAACTCCTCAATTATCAAGGCCGACTCGTTCATGCGAAGCGAAGAACACGCTACCACAGTGCTGTTCGTGCTGAAGGTAGGCCCCGATGCATACAAGGACTCGACTAAATTCCCCTCTGGCGCGTGGTGTAAAGAAGGCGACTTCGTGCTGGTTCGCACTTACTCCGGCACACGGTTCAAGATTTACGGTAAAGAGTTCCGCCTCTTGAATGACGATCAGATCGACGCCGTTGTTGAAGATCCCCGTGGCATTAGCCGCGTTGCCGTGTAAGGAGACATCATGGACGACTACAAATTTCCAGACGAAAAAGAACCGCAGGCCGCAGCCGACAATGACGAGTTTGAAGTAGAGATCGTTAGCGACGTTCCAGAACAGGACCGAGGGCGTAAACCTCTTGACCGACAAGTCGATGATCCGTCTGACGACGAGCTTAGTAACTACTCTGACGGCGTTAAAAAGCGCATCAAAGAATTAACCCATGCGCGTCACGATGAGCGTCGGGCTAAAGAAGCTACCCTACGTGAAAAGCAAGAGCTTGAGCGTGTGGCCCAGGCGCTTATCGACGAGAATCGCAAACTCAAGCAGCAATATAACGAAGGTGCCAAGCAGTATGCAGAGACGGCTACCTCTGCTGCCGAGATGGTTCTGGACAATGCTCGCAAGAAACTCAAAGCCGCACACGAAGCATTTGACACTGATGCAATCGTGGCAGCACAAGAAGAACTCGCAGAAGCCAAAATGCGAGTGCAGCAGGCGCAATATGTAAGGCATGCTGCTTTACAACCACGAGAAGAAGTGGTACAACCCCCTCAACAAGTATCTCAGGCACCTCAAGTCGATGAAAAGACGCTGCGCTGGCAGGCAAAAAACCAGTGGTTTGGGGCAAATGGATACGAGGACATGACCAGCTTTTCACTAGGGCTGCACCAGAAGCTAGTGAACTCGGGGGTAGACCCTCGCTCAGATGAGTATTTCGAGCAGATTGACGCTCGCATGCGTTCGGTTTTTCCGGACTTCTTTGGGTCGGCACAGAGTCGGCCAAGCGATAACTCCAAGCGACCTGCAACAGTGGTGGCTCCTGGGGCGCGTTCCACAGGTGTTCGTAAGGTTCAATTGACGGAGACGCAAGTTGCGTTAGCCCGGAAATTCGGACTTACCCCCCAACAGTATGCTGCTGAAATTGCAAAACTCGCTAAAACGGAGAATTGAAAATGGCTGAACCCCGTACCCCTCGTGAACTGAACTCACGCGAAAAAACTGCTCGTGCTGTCTACGTACCGCCGAGTACCCTCCCTGATCCCACGCCGGAACCTGGATATGTGTATCGCTGGATTGCGACGCACGTTTTAGGCCAAGCCGACCCCACCAACGTATCTAAGAAGTTGCGTGAAGGCTGGGAGCCGGTTAAAGCGACGGATCATCCTGAGCTGATGTTGCTCGGGAATAAAAATGGAAACGTGGAAATCGGCGGCTTGATGCTTTGCAAAATGAGTAAAGAACTCGCGCAGTCACGCGATGAGTACTATGCCAAGCAAGCCAAGGCGCAGATGGAATCGGTTGATAACAGCTTTATGCGAAATAATGACCCACGTATGCCGCTGTTCTCTGAGAAGAAATCCTCGACGAGTCGCGGTGTTGGGTTTGGTTCTGGCACTTAACTAGGAGTCTTAAATGGCCTCTGTTGCTTCTCCCTACGGGCTCAAGCCCGTGAACCTAATCGGTGGGCAGACTTACGCGGGTTCTACCCGTGAGATCAAGCTGTCTACCAATAACTCCGCCGCTATTTTTAACGGCGACGTTATCCAGTTGACTTCCGCAGGCAACCCCCAATCAATCAGTGCGACTCCTACGGCTGGCACCACTGCCGGTATCGTCGGCGTGTGCATGGGCGTTCGCTATGTGAACCCTGCCACCAAGCAGTCTAACTGGGCGCAGTTCCTGCCCGCCAATGCGATCACCAACGGCTACACCGATGTTTACATCATCGTTGCCGATGATCCTGACGCTGTGTTCCAGATTCAAGGCACTGCCGCTTTCGGTACCCTGACCAATGGCGCTGCTGGCGCTGTCGGCAAGAACGCTGCTTTGGGCTTCGGCACTGCTGGTAGCACTTCTACCGGCAACTCGGGTGTCAACCTTGTTGTTGGCGTTAACGGCGCTTCGCTGGCCCTTACCGCTACGCTGGCAATGCGTGTCATCGGCGTTGTTGCTGGCACTGAGTTGGACGCTTTCCCAGAAATCCTGGTGAAGTTCAACCAAGGCACTCATTCTTACTACCTCGCCACCGGCGTCTAAGGAGTGAATAATGGCTATTTCTCGCGCACAATTACTTAAAGAACTCCTTCCCGGTCTGAACGCTCTGTTTGGTCTGGAGTATTCTCGCTACGGCGAAGAGCACAAGGAAATCTACGACACCGAGAAATCGGAACGTAGCTTCGAAGAAGAAACCAAGCTGGCTGGCTTTGGCGCTGCTCCTGTCAAGAACGAAGGCGCTGCCATCGCTTACGACACGGCTCAGGAAGCCTTCACCGCCCGCTACACCCACGAAACCATCGCTTTGGGTTTCTCGATCACTGAAGAAGCGATTGAAGACAACCTGTATGACAGCCTCTCGGCCCGTTATACCAAGGCTCTGGCTCGCGGTATGGCGTACACCAAGCAAGTCAAAGCAGCCTCTGTTCTGAACAATGCGTTCAGCGGCGGCTTCCTTGGCGGTGACGGTGTTTCCTTGTGCGGCGTTAGCTCTGGCGGTTCCCGCGTTGGTCACCCTCTGGTCAACGGTGCCGTTAACTACAACAGCCCTGGTACTGGCGTGGATCTCAACGAGACCTCTCTGGAAGCCGCAGTGATTCAAATCGCTGCCTGGACTGACGAGCGTGGTCTGCTGATCGCTGCCAAGCCCCGCAAGATGATTATCCCTCCTGCACTGATGTTCGTTGCCAAGCGTCTGCTTGACACTGAACTGCGTGTCTCGACCACTGACAACGACATCAACGCGTTGAAACAGATGGGTGCGATTCCCGAGGGTTACGCTGTTAACCACTTCTTGACCGACTCTAACGCTTGGTTCCTGCTGACGGACGTTCCTAACGGCCTGAAGCATTTCGAACGCGCCCCCATGAACACCTCCATGGACGGCGACTTCGAAACTGGTAACGTGCGCTACAAAGCGCGCGAGAGGTATTCGTTTGGATGGTCCGATCCTCTCGGCATCTGGGGCTCGGCAGGTTCGACCTGATAAAACCTCAGTAAAATCAAGCACTTAGCGAGATTTTAGGCCCCCGCAAGGGGGCTTTTTCATTTGTGTTGGCAGAACACAGTGTCTGTTACAAAGCCCGAGAGCGTCCTCTTTGCCGAATGTGTTTTCGAAAAGCGTTACGCATTTTTTGTTGACCGGTCGAAGGTCTCGTGTATAGTACGATTGTGTCATTTTCAACAGTAGAGGCCCTATCATGCCCTATAAGCACGTTGTTTGTGGTATTTATAGAATAGTGAATTTGGCAACAAACGTGTGTTACGTTGGGCAGTCAATGAACATACACAAACGGTTGGCAGAACACTTTCGGCTGTTACGTTATAAAAAACACCCGAATACGTATTTGCAGAGGGCGTATGATAAATACGGAGCGCATAACTTCAGGGGCGAGATCGAGGTAGAGTGCGGTAGCCATGAAGAGATGGACATGCTTGAAGGTATGTTTATACGTGGAGAAGCTACTTTTTCTTCTCCTGCGGTCTACAACATTGCGAGTTTTGCGAAGGCGCCTATGCGCGGAAAGCAGCATAGTGCTGAGGTTCGAGAGCGTATTCGTCTTGGGAGGAGGGCATCTACATTTGACTACTCTAGTGAAGAGTACAAAAAGACGCTCAGTGATGCACAGTTGGCACGCTATCGCCGAGACCCAAAAGCCTTTGCACGTCTTAAGTTTATTGTGGACAATCCAGAAATGTCTTATGCGGAGCGAGGGCGGCGTACAGGGATAGCGACCTCTTCAGCACGCAAACTCGCCATTAAATATGCGCATTTGAAAGGAACTTTTTAATGTTTTCAACATTTTCTGGGCCAATCCGTTCTGGCACTGTGCGCGAAGGCGCTGGCCGCAACACTGGGCTTGTTGTTCTGTCGCAGTCGTATGACACTGGCGATTTGACTGGCGCTGTTGTTGGTAACGTCGATGTTGCGGCGCTTATCATCCCCCAGGGTTCTCAGATTATTGACATCGTTGTAGATCAGGTAGTTGCTGCTACGGCAGGCACGACGACTGTTTCCGTTGGGAATGCCTCTGGTGGTGCGCAGTTGATGGCGGCTGTCGCAACGACCGCCGGCGGTCGATTCCGTGGTACTGCCACGGCTGCAACGCAACTGGCTTGGCAGACTTCTACGACTGCTGACACTACCGTGTATATCCGCAATGCTGTCGGAACTGCTACGCTGACTGCTGGACGTTTTATCGTCACGGTTGTTTATGCCCAGAGAGCCGATAACGGCGCACAAAACCCCGTTAGCGCTTAATTAGGAGCCTGTAATGGCAAAGACTAATTACAGCCCGACATTTCCCATGTATCCGGGCGGGGCAGTCGCTATT